CGTAGGTACAGGGTACCCCCCGGCTAATCTAGCCGGCCCAGGACTTTAAAGCTGGTTAAGCAGTAAGGCCCTCGTGGCGGTCTCCAACCGCCACATGTCTAACCTGCCACCAACCAGGCGAACCCAGTCGTGTACAGGAGGAATGTAATCCCAATTGGGAGTTATACATCCCCTCTTACGGTACCGCGTATCCGATTGCCTAATGGATATGCGCCCGTTGCGTACATCGCCACGAAGAAAAGCGAGCAGTAACCCAGAAGGGTTATAAGCACGAGTCTTCGCGCCTCTAGGGACAGCAATAAAGCCATCCCCAATGCGAAGTTGTTTAGCATGCGGAACTAACCGTTCATAAATGAACGATTGGAATCGACTGCTAAATCGGATCCTCTTATCATCCATGCAATAGAATTCTCGCATGACTGAATAAGGAATCCTACAACCCGCATCACGTCCTTCCCCGATCGGAACGAGAAGGGGCTTTCGCCCCTGCTCGTAGAGACTGAGTTCGGACAGGAGTAGTCGACCAGTATTCGGTAGTAATACCGAAGTTCTAGTTGACCACTCTAAGAAGCCATTAAAGGCTTTGTACAGAGAAGTGCGACTATCTAAAGCCCTCTTGACAAAGAAGGCTCTGATGTCGTGACCTCGATAGAAGTCACAACCGCACGACTCTCGAAAAGGTCCCTTAATGAAGGACTTGCTACTGTTTACCTCAAATCCGAGTAATCCGAGTAATCGGAGCACTCGAGGTGCGATGTCTGGATGAACGACCAAGTCGTCTCCAAACACCCCCCACTCCTGTGGATTTCCCACGGGAGCAGAGAAAGTACCATTTGAGGAGGGCCTAATGGGTATCAACCCAAAAGACCTTATAGCAGCGCAAACAACGCAAGAGAAGAGCATAGTTTCTAAAGGGAACGTAAAGCCGTTTCCCATAGTAGAAACCATATTCAACTCGACGCTTGTGCCGTCCGGCAAAGACGCAACTGGTGATCTTAACCGAGTAAGAACTCGGAAGAAATCCTCAGGAAGCGCCCACTCTAGCATTTTTAAACCTAGAGAGTCCGAAGCAGACTTCAGGTCAATCGTAGCAAGTCCACAGCCCCAATTGAAGCTGTGAACTGACGAGATGGCCGGCTCTAAAGAGCCATTCACCGACCCGATACAAGCAGCCTCACGGTTCCAGAAAGGTTGAATAGCGAAGTCAATACCAAAGAAGGTATTAACACGCTTACTAAGTAAATTACCTAGCCCGAGTTGAAAATACATATTTAAACTCGGTTCGACCGCAATGGTCCGTGACTCGCGTATGTCTTTCGGCACGAACTTCAGTGAACTTCCTTGGACTGCAACGCAATCACCATATAGTCGTCGGCGGTTAGACTCCGCCTGAGACCACGTGGGGTGCTCATCAGCCCAATTCAGGTAAACCTGAAGCAGGACCTCTGACGTATAGGTAGGACACGAGGCGAACATCTTTGTAAAGAAGTCCGTCCCGCGCGCACCTACGGAGACTCCAGGTCCGGTACTCCCATGATCAAGAAGATCATGGAAATTCGTGACGAGGGGAAACCCTTGAGGGTTCCAGAAGTCCCAAATGAGGGCCCGAAAGGCCCCCATCAGTTCTTCATCCCCAGACGTATTAGGCGAATACTGCCAAGAATCAAGTCGTTGATTAACGATCATGAACTTTTCGACAGCCACACGATCAAGCTCGGGGCGTGTTGAGTCAGTACTTAAGTACTTCCAAAACATGCCTTTAAGCTGAGAACGTATCGCAGCTGAAGTGACAGTAACGTCATTTGAGTCAATACTACACTCCCGTTCAATGAACAGGCGCGCAGCATCGGTAACGGACAAGCCTTCGTCGCTAGATAGACTCGCTATACAGCGGGCCAATTGAGCTTCGTCGGTAAATCCGTTCTCAACGAGATCATCAGCGAAAGCGGATAAAAGAGCAGGTGGCTTTATAGCCATCGAGATCTCCAGTCCCCAATGAAGGGGTTATGAAAGCTGATTAATCAGCTCTACAACTCCATCTACGACCTGTTTGGACATAAGTCCAAAAAGGAACCCAAGCACAAAAAACATGCATGGGATTCCCTGGTGGTGCTTTTTACAAAGAACCAGCAAGGATGCTATCGTAGATCTCATTGGATTGCTCCCACAGAACTCCCGCGAGAAGCGAGAGGGCAGCACCGAGATTGGCTTTATCAGCCAAATCGGCGCCGGCCGGAACTGGTATTACCAGTTTCAGCACGCAAGGTTGCGCAGGTTGGCCTGCAAGGGGTATAACCCCCTTACGGACCGACAGCGTAAATTCATTGCGCGGAACCGTGGGAAGGCGTCCATTCAATCCCAAAGCTGGTAACGTCCGAATTTGTTTCGGCCTCGTGAACAGCAATGTGAAAGGATAGGACGTCGAGGAGATCACGACCCCCGTCTGCGTACCGCCTAGGGCGGATACCGCATACGCTTTACCATTTACATCGGGCGGAGTATCCGCTACGAGTGTATAGGTGGGACTCGTGAAGCCGGTGATTGGCGCGCCGGTAGCCGGAGAAGTAGGAACGAACAATTAAGTTCTCCTAAGGTACAATTGATAAAGACCTAGACTGAGCGCTGTAGCCAGACGGCACCAAGATTCAGCCACTTTAAGCTGATTCCTGGAACACTCCACTCAAAGAGAGGAATGTAGTTGCCTGTATACGTCGCGCGGTTTAGAACCGCTTTTTCAGCTAGTACCTCAGACGTGATCGCTATCGTATTCCAACCAGTAGTATGATGGAGAGGCGGAGGGTCTTGTTGCGGGATGTCAGCCGTGCCAGTATGGCGTCGGCTAACAGAACGCTTAATTCCCCTCGCACACCACATCACATCCTGGCCGCCATACGATAAGCCATAGAGAATATCACCAATATTGGTGAAGTAATCTACGGCCCAGGAGTAGGGAAGGAGCTCCCAAAGGGTCGGAATGAAGGATCGGATATCATATCCGAGAGCCTTCGAATCCGGCCAGTTAGCAACTCTCGTACCTGCTCTGACTCTTCCGTACATTCGTACGGAGGCGCTGACAGTTTGCACAACTTTGACGTCCGCTAAAATAAAAGCGGTGCCCTGTTGTGAAAACTCGGCAGCCCTTGATTGTACATCGGTAGCACTAACCTTCACAAATTCAGAAGGTAAGCGATCCCATGTATGCTTCAAGGCTGAGACTGCACCCTGGATGTCGTACATTAACGGCAACCAGTGAAACGTTTTCTCAAGCCAGAGTCCCGTAGCTGCTTTTGTAAACTCTTTTGACGCAATGCGTCTCTGTCGCTTACTCAAGTCACGGAGATCAAGAGGGCCAACCCGAGTACCGGCGCGTTTCTTATCGCGTACGTACTTTAGGATGACCTTCTTCCGCAGCTTCATGGCCGCGGTAGAATAATCTCCGAGGCCCTTAAAAAGGGCTTCAGCTGGGTGTCGCAATCCATGCAAGGTCTTAGCAAGCTCGGCAAAGAAGACGCCGCCTTGGAATTGGCGGTTGACTTCCTGGACGCGCGAGTTGAACCGTGCAAGTGCCTGATCTTCGGCTGTCTTCGACGATGTCGGTACACTAGTAGCTGCTAGTATCGGGGATCCACAAAACAGACCTGTTATATGACCAGATCGCTTGTACCAATTGGTACTAGCAAAATCAGGAACATAAGACCAGGACGCAGAGATAGTGCCCCACCTTAAAGGTTGGACACGCTCTACCATAGCTGTCATGGAAGTCGTGGCGTTTTCGCCAAGACGAATCAGTCTCATCCAATTCGGAAGGTTATCACCAACCGTTATGGTAGACTGAGTATTACCCCACCGAGAAGCGGAATAGGGGCTATCAGAGCTCCCGTTCCACTGCTCAACGCTGTAGTTACCTGTTAAAGGCAAATAATAGCGATTTGTAGTAGCTTTAGTTTTTGACATCGTGTTAACATCGTGGTATTACCACGCGGGTGTCCCTCAAGCTAGTTGCGAGTCTGTAATGGAAGTTGTCGCGTCGGTTCAACCGGCGTAATGACATATAGGACGTATAGCTGCTTAGACGCAACCGAATCCAGCACAAGTGCCGGGTGAAGTTCCATCCAAGCATGGTAATCGAGCCGATGAAAATCATCAGCGAGATACCCATACTCATCGAGATGCGAAAATGCAAGCTCGTACAGTATGTCTATAAGTTCTGTATTATCCATAACAAGCTCCTGGCTAGCGAAGGGG